ATAGAACTGCTCAAACAAAACCAAGTGCATTTGACCGTATTAACGTCAGACGATTATTCTTGGTTCTAGAAAAAGCAATTGCAACCGCAGCTAAATATCAACTCTTTGAATTCAACGATGAATTTACAAGGGCGCAATTTAGAAACCAAGTAGAACCTTTCTTGCGTGATGTACAAGGTCGCAGAGGTATTACTGATTTTACTGTAAAATGTGATGCAACAAATAACACTGGTGAAGTTATTGATCGTAATGAGTTTGTTGGAGATATTTACATCAAACCTGCTCGTTCTATCAACTTTATTTCATTAAACTTCATCGCGGTACGAACTGGTGTATCGTTTAGCGAGGTAGGGGGATAAGACATGGCTAGTATAAATGATTTTAAAGCAAACTTAATCGGTGGTGGCGCAAGGGCTAATCAGTTCAGAGTAACTATTACTCCTCCGCCAGGCATCGCAATTGGTCTTGATGTTCGTAGAACATCTTTCATGTGTAAAGGAACTAATCTTCCTGCTCAAGAATTGACTCCAATAGAAGTTCCTTTTCGTGGCAGAAAAATTTATATTGCTGGGGATAGGGAATTTTCAGATACTTGGACTACTACATTCATTAACGATACGGATTTTATGATTCGTAACGCATTGGAAAGGTGGTCTAATGGAATCAACGACTTGGCATTAAACACAGGTGTTATTGACCCTGCTGATTATCAGACAGATTTGACTGTTGAACAGTTGGATAGAGATGATACAATTCTAAAAACTTATATCTTTAGAAGTGCATGGCCAGTAAGTATTACTGCAATTGAATTAACTTCAGAAGCAGCTGATGCTCTTGAAGAGTTTGAATGCACATGGAGATATCAACACTTCGAAGCTTCAGGCGTCAACTTTTAAACCTACTAAATAGTTATAACCAGTAGGGAGATATTATGGCGGAATTATTTGGTTTCAAGATTGAAAGATCATCTAAGGATTCGGGTGGGGAAACAACTTTCTCCACCCCAACTCCCGATGACGGCACGATTGACGTTGCCGGTGGTGGTTTTTTTGGACAAGTTTTAGATACAGATGGTAGAGAACGAACCGATTTAGATTTAATTCGAAGGTATCGTGATATTGCACAACAAGCGGAATGTGATACTGCAATAGAAGACATCATTAATGAAGGTATTGTTGCAAATCAAAACGATGTAGCAGTAGAAATTACTTTAGATCGTTTACCCTATCCAGAAAAAATTAAACAAAAAATACGTGCAGAATTCCATGAAGTTCTGCGGCTTCTTAGTTTCGAACAAAAGGGCCATGACATCTTTCGCAGATGGTATGTAGATGGTCGTTGTTTTTATCACAAAATAATTGATAGCAAAAACCCTAGAAAGGGTATCACTGAATTAAGATATATTGATCCTACTAAAATTAAAAAAGTAAGAGAAGTTATAAAAGGTGTAGATAAAAAAACTTCAATCCCGATGACTGAAAAGATTGATGAGTATTATATCTATAATGAAAAGGGACTGGCTTCTGCTGGAACTTCTGGAACTAATCAAGGATTAAGGATTTCTTTAGATTCAATTACATATTGTCCATCTGGTTTGATTGATGGAAACAGTGGTCGAGTTCTTTCTTATCTACACAAAGCAATTAAACCTGTTAACCAACTTAGAATGATTGAAGATGCATTGGTTATATATCGCATCTCTCGCGCTCCAGAACGTAGAATTTTCTACATTGATGTGGGTAATCTGCCTAAGGTGAAAGCAGAACAATATCTGAAAGACGTAATGAATCGTTATCGTAACAAGTTAGTGTATGATGCATCTACTGGTGAAATTAGAGATGACCGAAATCATATGTCGATGCTTGAAGATTTTTGGCTTCCACGGCGAGAAGGTGGTCGAGGTACAGAGATTACAACTTTGCCTGGCGGTTCTAATCTAGGAGAGATTGATGACATTCAATATTTTCAAAAGAAACTTTACAAGTCTTTAAATGTTCCAATCTCTCGTATGGATTCTGATGCTGGGTTTTCTTTAGGTAGAGCATCAGAGATAACAAGAGATGAATTAAAATTTACTAAGTTTGTGCAACGTATTCGTAAGAAGTTTGTTCCTTTATTTACAGACATTCTTAAATCCCAACTTCTATTAAAGGGTGTTATTGCACCAGAAGATTGGCCATCAATTCAGGAACATCTTCAATATGACTTCTTACAAGACGGTCATTTTGCAGAGTTGAAAGATGCAGAACTTCTTAATGACAGACTTTCAGCACTTGATTCAATTCAAGGATATATTGGTACTTTCTTTAGTAAAGAATATGTATTAAAGAAAGTCTTGCGTATGAATGATGCAGAAATTGCTGATATGAATGTGCAAATTAAAAAGGAACTTTCTGTCGATCCTATGGACGGTGGTATTAGTGTTCCTGATGGTAGTGATGGTATTACTCGATACCCACAAGATTCTACTGGAGCTATAGTATCCCCAGAAGATATGCCTGATTATGAAGAACCTAAAAAAGAAGGAGATAAATAATGAGTAAAGAATTTGTAGATGCATTGGCAGCAGGAAATAACTTAGGAGCAGAAACAGTTTTTAAAACTGCAATGGCATCAAAAATTGGAGATGCACTAGAAACTAAACGGTCAGAAGTTGCAAAGACATTTGTTCAACAAGCAAAAGATGCGGCCGCAGAAGAAGAAGAAGTAGGTAATGACTAAAAAATTTGAAGGGGTATATTCATCTGTTGTTGAAAAGGATGAACATAAAAAATCCAAAGCATATAAGAAGCTTTCTCCAAAAATGAAAGGTGCAGTTGACCAGATTTTTAAGAAAATGGATTCTAAACCTTCGGATTTCCTAAATACTTTTGACAGAACTATTACAGACGTTTCCAAAAGTTTTAAAGTTCGGGAAAAAGAACTTTTAAACTATTTTGAAAAAGAAATGTTATCAATCTAGGAGTCAGGAATGGCCATTGTAACACAAACATTAGTAGATTCAGATTTTGAACTTATCACGAAACATACAATTTCTGGAACAAATGGAACTGCATTAAAAGTTGTAGATGTGTCCGAAGTAGCAGGAGCTGCAACTGACCCTAGAGTTTCTATTGTTGCAGCCCAATGGACAGTTAGTTCAGTAACAGAGATTGAATGGGACGCTACATCAAACGTAACTGCACTAACACTAAATGGTAATGGTACTTACAATGCCGGTGGTCAATCATTGCCTAGTTTAGCAAATAATGCTGGTAGTGGTATTACTGGTGACATCTACATCGAAAATGATGGTGCATGTGTAGGTACTATCATTTTAAAAATGAAAAAAGTATCTGGTTTTGATAATATCAGTTAAAGGATAGAAGTATGAATATAGTTAGATTATTTTCAGAAGCAGTAGATCACGAGGTAGAATACATTACCGAAGCAAAAGAAGGCGGTGGTAAGAACTACAAAATTCGTGGTATCTTTATGCAGGCTGATATTAAAAATCGTAATGGTCGAGTATATCCTATGGAAATACTTCAAAATGAAGTATCTAAATATAACAAGAATTTTATTAAAGAGAATCGTGCATTTGGCGAACTAGGACATCCTGAGGGCCCAACGGTCAATCTGGAACGAGTATCCCACATGATTACCTCTTTAGAAGCAGATGGTAAGAATTTTATTGGTGAGGCAAAAATAATGTCAACCCCTATGGGTGAAATTGTTAAAAGTCTTATGGATGAAGGTGCAAAACTAGGCGTTTCCTCTAGAGGAATGGGTAGTTTAGACCAAAAAGGCGGTGCGAACTATGTTCGTGACGATTTTTATCTTGCAACAGCCGCAGATATTGTTGCTGACCCTTCTGCTCCCAACGCATTTGTTGAGGGTATTATGGAAGGCAAGGAGTGGGTTTGGAAACATGGTCATCTCTTTGAAGCCGAGTTAGAAGACCTGAAACAAAAGTTTGATGTAGTAGAAGCAAAAAGAAATCATGCACAGGAAGCTTTGGAATTTGCTAAGTTCCTCAAAAATTTATAATTTATAAATATAAATACAGAAAAGGTAAGGAGACACCCTATGTCCGAATTAGATAAAACAATTGAAGAGCTGGAAGCTGATGTGCTTGCAGAACTAGAAGAGGCGTCTGTACAGCCTACTGATGGTGCTGCAGCTGCAGAGAAAGCTAAAAAGATCGCTGTGAAAACGCCCGGCGGAGAAGTGCAAGACGGAGGGCCAGCAGTAGTTGACCCAACATCCAAAACTTCACCAACAGACGTTGCAGGTAAGAAAGCAAAAGAAGTTAAGAGTGATGCACAGAAAAAAGGTGCTGGTAAATCAGATAAACCTGAAAAACTTGCAGCTGGATTTGAAGCAAAAGGCGAAGTTTTCGCTGAATCTGCTCCAAAGACTAAAACAGAAATGTTAAAAGCAATGTATGACAAGATGGAAGGTATGAAGGCTGGAGAATTAAAGTCTCAGTACGAAACTATCATGTCTGCAATGAAAAAAGAAACAGTAGAACCTACTGAAGAAGAATTAGTGAAAGCTGAAGCAGTTGAAGCACGAATCAAAGACATCAACGTAAAAGAAGATGTACAAGCTTTGATGAATGCAGATGACAGTCTTTCTGAAGACTTCAAGGTTAAGGCAGCAACAATATTTGAAGCTGCAGTCAAATCAAAGGTACGATCAGAAATTGAACGTATTCATGAAGAAGTTGGTTCTGAGAAAGAAACCGAAATGGAGACTTTCAAAGAAAAACTTACAGAAAAAGTTGATACATATCTCAACTACGTTGTAGAAGAATGGACTAAAGAAAACGAGTTAGCAATAGAGCGCGGTTTAAAGGGCGAAATTGCAGAGGACTTTATTTCTGGACTGAAACAGTTGTTTGAAGATCACTACATTGACGTGCCGAACGAAAAATATGACGTACTTGAAGCACAGTCTGAAAAAATTTCCGAATTAGAATCTAAGTTGAATGAATCAATTGAGAAATCAGTTGAATTGTCTAACCAAACATCTAAACTAGTTCGTGAACAGGTTATATCTGAGGTTTCCGAAGATTTAGCCGATACAGAAATTGAAAAGTTCAAATCACTTATAGAAGACGTTGATTTTGGAACTGAAGAATCATTCCGAGAAAAACTGAATACTTTGAAAGAAAGTTATTTTCCTAAAAGTACTGTAGTTGAACACACATTTGATGATGAAGATGGTACTGCCGCCAAGGACATTGATACGACAGAAGCGATGAGTGCTTATTTGTCGGCAATTAGTCGTAATCAAAAGGCAAGTGCATAAATTATATTAAACAAGATGTATAATAATTAAAGGAGAAACAAATGTTTCAGACAGAACATCTACAAGAAAAGTGGCAGCCAGTCCTAGAGCATCCCGATCTTCCTAAGATCAGCGATCCTTACAAACGGGCAGTTACTACTCTCATCTTAGAGAACCAAGAAAAAGCACTAAGAGAAGACCGAGGATTTCTCGGAGAAACCGCACCTGTTAATAGCATGGGTGGTGGACAAATGGATACATGGGATCCGATATTAATTTCCCTAGTACGCCGTGCAATGCCTAATTTAATTGCATATGATGTATGTGGTGTACAACCAATGACAGGGCCTACTGGTCTTATCTTTGCAATGCGTTCTTCATTTGCATCGCAAGATGGTGCTGAAGCACTTGTTGACCTTGACGTACCACCAGCTGATTCATCATCTGGTCAAAATGTCGCTGGTGAACTAACTGCTGATGCTGCTGGAACTAACCCTTCCATTCTTAATGATGCCCCAGCTGGAACATACACAACTCCAACTGGTATGACAACTGCACAATCAGAAGCATTAGGTGATAGTGCTGATAACGGATTTAACCAAATGGCTTTCTCAATTGAGAAATCAACGGTTACTGCTGTTAGTCGTGCATTAAAAGCTGAGTACACAATGGAACTTGCACAAGATTTAAAAGCAATTCATGGTCTTGATGCAGAGACAGAACTTTCAAACATTCTAAGTTCTGAAATCCTCGCAGAAATCAACCGCGAAGTTATTCGCTCGTTGTACATAACTGCTGTTAAGGGTGCTCAAGTTAACACAACTACTGCTGGTATCTTCGATTTAGATACAGATTCTAATGGTCGTTGGTCAGTTGAAAAATTCAAAGGTCTTATGTTCGCAATAGAACGTGATGCTAATGCAATTG